TAAAGTGGAACTTTGATGCAAACATCGTGTCAGATCTTCCTGAAGGTGAAGTTCCATTTACACCTAATGATGCACCAATTGGTACTGAACATACGATACTTGAAAAAGAGAGTAGGAACCTTTGGAAATTTATTAGAGGTGCTAATTCTCTCACACCATCTAAGCGTGAAACCTTATTCATTCAAATGTTGGAGGGACTGCATGAGTCTGAGGCAGAAATTATCTGCTTAGTAAAAGATAAAGCACTGCAATCTAAATATAGAATTACTCATGCAGTTGTTAAAGAAGCCTTTCCAAGTATTCAATGGAGTAATTAATGGTTAACATTGTCAACGAAGACAGGGTAATTTATATGATTAACAAATGCATCCAGGAGGAGCATAATGACAGAGAAACTTTCCACAGAGTCCAAATCTCAAACCCAGGATTCTGCGAACATAGAATCAGAGAACTCATCAATGACATTCAATCTAACGGAGAATGATAAATCATTATTACGTTCAAAGTATGATGTAGTTGTCATTAATCATGACTGTACACCTAGTAAGATTGATATTAGTAAATATCCTTACAATGCAGTTCTTGTGACTTATAC